TCCCTACCCGCGACCCTGCCGGCGCTGGAGCATCACGATCCAGTCCGCCGGGCGCAACCCGCCGCCTCGGAGCTCCACGGACACGACCTCGTAGGTCTCCGACTGGTCCGTGGTGAGGAGGTCGCCCCGGGTGGGCGCGAACGTCTCGGCGTAGGGGATCTTCGCCACCGCGTCCCCCTCGGGTTCGTGGCCCGGCGCCAGCCCTCGCCACCCGGGCTGGTTCCGCTGGATGACCGACGCCGGGTAGCCCGCCGTGATCGTGGTCAGCCGGTTCGCGTCGGGTTGTCCGCCCGCACCCACCGCCTGCGCGTACAGGGCGGTCCCGCCCGTGACCGTGCTCGTGAACCCCGTGACCGCGCTGAACGACTTGACGGACACACGCGTCCCTGCCGACCCGGACCAGCTCAAGACCTCCGTGTCGGACGCGCCGCCGACCGTGCCCGTGATCGTCACGTTCCCGGACGGGGAGCCCGTCGCGTGCAGCAGGAGCCGGCTGGCGCTGGCGGGCTGGCGGCTCGGGGTGAGGGACGCGGCGAACGCCACGCTGTCCAGCACGTAGGACGTGGCGCGCTGGAGCGTGATCAGGGTGGTCGCGAGAGCGAAGGGGTTCATGGGGAGGGCGTATCCGGAGGGGTTAGGGGCGCCACTTGAACTCGGCGGGCGCCTCGTACCGCTTGGACTTGCTCTTCACCTTGCGGCCGTTGGAGCCGACCCGGGGAGCGTGAAGACCAGCCTGGACCGACTGCTTCTCCTTCCGACGCTTCCAGCGATGCTGCTTCGGACCCGCGTGGGCCTTGCGCCGGTTGTTGCTGTTCTTCGTGCGCTTCATCTGGCTCATCCTGAGTCCTCCTCAGAACGTCCCCACCAGCACGTCCGCCACGCGCTCGGCGACCCACCGCCACCCCGCCGCCGACGGGTGGACGCCGTCTCGGGTCAAGTCCAGGGGCAGGTCCGCGAGCGACACGTAGGACGCCGCGTCACCCACGCCGACCTCGGCCCGGACTGCCTTGTCCACGCGCCGCAACCAGCGGGCGTAGGACCCGTAGCGCGCCGCGGGCTGCTTCCCGGGCTTCACCCCGCCGCCGGTCGGGCCCACGACCAGGACGTGCGCCGCGCCGCGCCGCCAGAGCCCGTCCAGCGCCAGCCGCGTGAACGCCGTCGCCTCGGAGGGCGACAGCCGGTCCGAGCGCCCGTCCGTGTGGGCGAGCGCGATCACGGCGACCCGGTCGGTCAGGTCGCTCGGGTCCGCGCACGCCGCCCGGACCACGTCGGCGAACCCGAGGGGACCGCGCGCGCCCCGCTGCCCGAGGTTGAGCACCGGGCCGCGGTAGGGCGCCCTACGCGCCGCCAGGACCGCCGACAGCGCGTCGGGCCAGCCCTGCCACGCGTCCGGGACGAGGGTGTCCCCGCCGTAGACCACGACGCCCCGAGGCGCGGGCGCAGCGGCGAGCAGGGGAGGGGACTGGACCGGGACGGTGGGGTCGGACATGCGCGAGGCTCACTCCTCGGCTGAGGTAGCCTCTGGGTCCGCGTCGCCTTCCAGGTCGCCCAGGTCCGCCTCGCCCAGCGCGTCCGTGGACACCCCGTCGGGGTCCGTCAGGTCCGCCGGCAGCCCGTCCACCAGCCGGTGGCCCAGGAGCTCCCCGAACGCGCGCGCGAAGCCCGCCGGGTCCGCCACCGCCTGCTCGGACACCCACGACCAGAGCTGCGCCAGCGCGTCGTCCAACTCCACCTCGGGCGCCCAGCCCAGCGCGCGGAGCTTGCTCGGATCCGCGTAGCAGTGCCGGATGTCGCCCTTGCGCCGCGCGCCCGTGACCGCCGGCTCGATGCCCCCGCCGTGCAGCGCGCACAGGCGCTGGGCGAGCTCCAGGATCGTGGTCCGCTTCCCGGTGCCGACGTTGTAGACCTCGCCCGCCGGGGCGTGCTCCACGATGGTCCAGATCGCCCGCACCACGTCTGAGACGTGGATGAAGTCCCGAGACTGCTGCCCGTCCTCGAAGATCAGCGGGGGCTCGCCGTTCAGCAGCCGCGCCGAGAAGATGGCCGCGACGCCGGTGTAGGGGTTGGTCAGGGCCTGGCGTGTCCCGCAGACGTTGAAAAAACGCCCGACCACGACGTCTACGCCTAGGGTGGGCCCGAGCATCAGCGCGACCTGCTCCCCGCCCGCCTTCGCCATCGCGTAGGGGTTCTGGGGGGAGAGGGACCAGTGTTCCGGGCAGCTCACGGGCTCACCGTCACCACCCCGCTTCCACGGGTAGTACGTGATCAGGTCGGACGCGTCACTCGCGGCCTGCCGCTGGACGTGCCACGGCAAGCCCACGCCCGGGTCCATCTTGACCGGCCCCTCCCCGTAGCTGGACATCGACCCCGCCACGAACACGCGCCGCACCTTCGCCTCGGACTGCGCGTTGTGGTGGGCGACCGCTTCGAGCAGCGCCGCCGTGATCACGGGCCCGCCGTACAGGTACATGCTCGGCTCGTACCAGGACTGGCCCACGCCCACGAACGCGGCCAGGTGGACCACGATCTCGGGCTGGATTTCTTGGAGCGCCCGGAACACCTCGGCCTTGTTGCCGACGTCGCACACGTACTGGAGCACCCGGGAGTCCATGTAGTCGGGCCACGACGGGACGGGTTCGCCCTTCCGCCCCCACTGGAGCCCCTGCCCCCCGTGGACTTGCGGGACCAGGATGTCCATCGCGGCGACCTCGTGACCGAGCGCCAGCAGGTAGTCGCACAGGTGGGATCCGATGAATCCCGCCCCACCCGTTATCAATACACGCATCGCATCCTCCACCCTCTCGGGGCTGCTTGGAAGTTCATCGAACGGGCCGGACGCCACCGTCGGCCCCTACGTCCATGTCTCGACGCTGCCGCCCTACGCGAACAGGTCGCGGTACCGGGACAGGATCGCCCGCGCCTCGGGCGGCACCTTGTCGGCGCTCACCCGGACCTGGGTGGCCCCGTCGTCCTGCTGGTCCAGCCCGGACAGACCGCCCCGGTTGAACAGCCCCGCCGCGATCAGCGTCGCGGCTTCCACGAGGTCGTTGGGCACCGACGCCGCGTCGTACCCGGCGCCGTAGTGGACCTGCGTCCCGTCCGGCTCGTCGGACCAGTACCGGCCGTCCGTCCGGATCAAGAAGCCGTGCTTCGTGTCCACGCGGTACGCCGTCGAGGCCACCGCGGCGTTGTCCACCGTGACAGCCACGATCCCGACCACGGGGCGTCGGCGCAGCACGATCTGACGCTGGGCCGGACCGTAGACGTCGGGGTACTCCGTCTCTGTCAGCACCGCGAGGCTGTCCTGGCGGAGCTGACCCAGCACGTAGGCGTTCGCCGCGCTCGCGCATGTCCCGAGCCGCACGTCGAAGAACGTGACGCCCGTGGGGATGCGCAGCGCCGCCTTGACCAGCGTGGCCGTGGTCGCCGCCATCAGCTCGCCTGCGGCGCGGGGGTGCGGGTCCGGCGGGGCAGCACGCGCGCGGCGATCTCGACCGCCTTGTCCGCCACCGCCTCGACGAGCCCAGGGCCCGGGGGAGCGACCGGCGCGGGTCCGGCGCGGTGCCTGGCCAGCGCGGCCCAGTACAGGTCCGAGACGTCCACCCAGCCCCGCTTGAACAGCATCTGCCGGACCACCGGGTCGTTCGTGAAGATCGCCGACACCCTCGCGCCCGGCGCGGTCCGGTACTCGGGCTCCGTCTTGCCCACCCGGATCGGCCAGCGCGTGTGGACCGGCGCCACCGCCGGGGCGTGCGTCTTGACGTCGATGTACGGCAGCCACTCGGGCCAGTCGTACTGTCCGGACCAGACCGTCGTGTGGTAGAAGATGAACTTGTACGGCCACTCCGGGCCGAGCCGATACCCGGCGAACAGCACGTACTTGCAGTCGCTCTCGGCGGGGAGCACTGGAGCGGGGTTGATGACCATAGACATGTGGTCCCTCCGCGCTTCCTGTACGGTGTCTACCGTGGTGCGCAACTCCTGGACGCGAATCGGCCCGCACCACCGAGCGGCGATGCGGGCCGATTGTCAGCGTACTACGCCGGTGTCTGCGACTACGAGACCAGGATGCCGCCCAGGATGGAGGCGCCGTAGCTGTTGTCGAACACCAGCACCTCGTCCGTGAACATCTCGTACTCGGTGTACTGCGCCGTGGTGACCGCGACCTGCTCCATCGTCACCGGGGTCAGGACCACCATGTAGACGTGGGTGAGGTTCACGACCACGATGGCCGTCGTCGAGCCGGTGGTCCACTTGGTGACGCGGGAGTCCGTGCCGTTCCAGACCAGCGTGTCCGGGATGCCGCTGGACTCGACGATGGGGATCCCGTTGTAGGTCTCGACCACGAAGCCAGCCTGGACCATCGCCTGGTTGGTGAACTGCTGCGTCACCTGGAGGACGGTGTTCAGCAGGATGTGGCCGGTCTCGGAGGCGAAGATGCGCAGGTTCGCCTTGTTCTCGCGACCGCGGACCTTGCGGATCGCCGTGTCGAGCTGCTGGGTGCTGAGCACGTCGCCCGCGTTGGCCGTGGTGTTCGCCACGGTCTGGCCGCTCACCGCGCCCACCAGGGTCAGGAGCCCGTTGAAGACGGTGCTGGACCCGTTGGGCAGGTTGTGGACGTAGTCGCCCTGGAAGATCGTCACCTCCTCCTGCTTGTTGAAGTCCTCGGCCTTGTTGATGGCCTCGGACGCCAGGAGGTCGCCCCACTGCGCACCCTGGGCGCGGGCCTTGCGCGTGACCTTGATGCGGGTCGCGAGCGTGCGGTAGGTCCAGGTGTCGTAGTCCCAGGTGCCGCTGTCCTCGGTCGGAGCGGAGCCGTCCGCGATCCACTCGGCCAGGGTGTTGGACACCGTGCGCTTCGGGGTCTGGTAGGACGATCCCGCGCCGGGGATGCGGCGGAGTTGCGTGCGCGCGCCGAGCTGGAGGTTGCTGAGCTGCTGGAGCAGGCTCGACACCAGCGCGGTCGTGACCTTGTCCGAGGTGGCGGACACGGTCAGGGCGCGGGTCGCGGCCTCGCGGGTGCCGGGCTCCTTGTAGACCGGGTGCCCGTCGGCCGCAGCCGAGCGGATCGCCTCGACCAGCAGGGCACGCGCCTCGCTGTCCACCAGCGCCTTGTCGGCCTCGAGTTGGGGGTCGTTCTTGCGCAGGCCGCGCGCGCCGCGCAGCTCGATCCCCAGGATCGGGGCGGACCGCTCGGCGAGGTCGGCCAGGGCGTTGGCGCCGACGGACCGGAGCTCGTGGCTCAGGCCCAGCCACATGGCCTTCTGGCGCTGGCCGCTGGGCTCGCGGTAGGCGACCGCGAGTTCCGAGTTGACCGTGGTGTCGCCGAAGTGGACCGCGCGCATGATCTCGGCGTTGAACAGCCTGTCGGAGCTGCCCGGGTCCTTGAAGGTCCCGTTGTCGAAGATGATGGAGCGGACGCGCTTGGCGCGCACCATGTCGGCCCCGGCGGGCGCCTGGAGGGTCGGGGTGGAGGGCTCGGGCGCCTTGGCGGGCTGGCCGCGCCGGTGGGCGTCGTCGAGGGTCTGGTCCGCGCTGGGAGCCGGGACGGGGGCGGGCGGGGTGCCCAGCCCACGCTCGGCGAGGGCGCGCGTGACAGCGGCTTCGAGCGCCGCCTGAAGCTGCTCGGGGGTCATGTCGATCTCCTGGTTGGGCTGGGCGACCGACCGGGTCTCGGTCGGGGAGGGCTCGGCCGGGGTGGCCGAAGGGGTGGAATGGACGGAAGGGGTGGGCTCGACGGGCGGCGCGGTGCGCACGTCCGGTTGGGCCGCCTCGGGAGCAGGCTCGACCGGGGCCGCCGGCTGGAGCGCCGCACGCGCCGCCGCGACCGCGCCGGAGAGCACGGACCGGACCTCAGCGAGGTCGAGGCAGTCGGGGTTGGCGGGGCTGCGCGTGGTCGCGAGGTGGTCGAGATCGACCTTGTGGATGATGATCCGCTCCAGCTCGCCCTCTTCGTTGACGATGTACTGGACGTTCCGGAACCACCCGCCGATGCTGAGACCGGTCTTGCGACCCATCTGGACGCGCTGGCGCAGGAGCTGGATGGCGTCGCGGATCGCGGCGGGCGTGTCACCGTCGAAGGCGAACACCATCTCGACGGCACACACCGCCCCGGGCTCACCCGCGTCGGCGGCGTTGACCACCGCGGCGTCTCGCACCTCGGCGGCGTCCGTGATCCCGATGGCCTTGTCCCACTCCAGACCCTCCATCCAGGACCCGTGGCCGACGAAGACCTCGACGCCCTCCGCGAACTGGACCGCCATGTCGTCCAAGCACGAGCGGGACATCTCGGTCCCATACCAGTCCACGCTGGTCGAACTGGCGGTGCCCGACAGGCGGTACACCGTCATCTCGGACGTGGGCGCCTCGGGCCCGTCGGGTTCACCTTCCGCCGGGTCGCCCTCGGGCGCCATGTCGCCGACCGCACGGCGCGCGACCGACGGCTTGGGTGCCCCCGGCGCGGCCCGCATGGTCAGCGGCGCCGAGAACGGGACCGACCGCGCGCCGAACTCCAGCGTGTGTGCTCCAGCGCCCAGGCCCAGCTCGGCCACGGTGCGCTTGATCAGATCCAGGACCTCGGGACTGAGCATCGCTCTCCCTCCTGGTCGCGGAGGTACGGCGAGATCGTCCGTTCGCCAAAGTGTCTACCAATACGGTAGACGCGGACGCGACCCCAGATCAGCGCGCGAGCAGGCGTCTCGGGATCGCGACGTGCCGGGCCACGGACCGGATCGGGCCCAGCCGCTTCGCCTTCCCAGACTGGACCTCGCTCTGCTTCCAGTACACCAGGACGCACCGGCAGCGCGCCCCGCAGTCCGTCGCGCCCCCGGGCGTGGTCGGCAGGGACTCCACCAGCATGAAGCCCTTCGCGCCCAGCGACAGGCACGTCGGACACGTCGCGCCGTCCGAGACCTCCACCCACTCGACCATCCACGGGTCCGGGGTGGCGGCGGGCGTGTTCGGGTCGCTGTCCGGGGCCGGTTCCTGCGCGGAGGGCGTCCGAAGGGACTGGCCCGTGACCGTGTGGGCCAGCTCGATCAGCCGCCCAGACCAGTTCGAGATCCGGTGCTGGTGCCGCTCGAACACGCGCCGCACCGCCTCCAGGAACGCCCCGAGGTCCGCCGGCAGCTTGTCCTCGGCGCGCCGGTGCGGGTCGCGCCTCTCGCCCCGCTGCTCCAGTTGCCGCGCCTGCTCCGACCGCCGCACCAGCCCGGACGTGCGGGACATCGTCGCCAGGATCAGGTCCGTGAGCTCCTGGCGGATCGCCGTGACCAGTCCGGCGCTCTTGCCGCCGCTGGTCGTCAGGTACGAGATCGCGCTGGCCTGGTACGTCGTCGCGATGTTCTGCCACGCGATCTCGGACGCGCCCCACGCGACTGCCGCGTCCGACCCGAGTCCCGCCGCCCGCGCGTACAGGTCCGTGGTCGAAGACGACCAGTCGTCCACCAGCCGGACGGTCTCCCGCGCCACGGCGGACACGATGGCCGTCGCCTCGGTCGCCGTCAGCACGCCGTCGCTCACGGCGGTCGTCGCCGCGCGCAGGACCGCTCGGGCGCACCGCTCGTACAGCGGCGTCACGACGTCGTCGTACTCCC